GAAGTCGAGGCGCTCAAGCGCCAGTAAAGGAATAGCTATGCCGAGTACATATTCACCCGATTTGCGTATTGAGCTAATTGCTACCGGCGAACAGTCCGGTACGTGGGGTATAACTACTAACAGCAACCTTGGCACCGTTCTTGAAGATGCTATATCAGCCTTGGCATCGGTTTCTGTCACAACCGCAAACCAAGCGCTTACAGCACTTAACGGTTCGGCTGATCAAGCACGATGCGCAGCTCTCAGCCTGACTACAACCACGGCAGCAAACTTTGCCGTCTACGTACCGCCGGTAACTAAACTGTATGTGGTCACAAATCCATCAGGCTATACGGCAACTGTATATTGCTCGACCGTTATTGGTAACACCACAGCAGCGGGTACAGGCGTAGCGATCCCCACCGGCAAAACAGTACTGCTCCGTGCAGACGGCACCAATGTGGTTGAGCAGCTAAACCATGTGGTAGGTAATTTTTCTGTGGGGGGCACGGCTTCTGCAACAGCACTCTCTGGCCCACTTACTGGAAATGTCACGGGTAATGTTACGGGTAATGTCACGGGTAATGTTACGGGCAACGTAACAGGCAATCTAACAGGCAATGTAGCGGCAGGCGCAGGCACTATTGCGACAACCAACTTCACCATTACAGAAGTTGGCGGTGTATTATTTTTTAAAAACGGAGCGACCAACATAGCCAAGTTAGATTCGTCAGGTAACTTCACTGCGCTCGGTGATGTAACTGCATTTGGTTCGGTATAGGAGATATAGAAAATGCCAATTCCCGGCCCCGGCACAGCTATATCAATGACCACGATTGCCACCGAGTTTGGTGGTACGGTGCCTCATTCTCTTAGCGAATATTATCGTGGTGGTGGACTGGTTCCAAACACGCCCGGTAATGCGGCAATCCCCACATCTGGGCAGATTGCCATCGGTAATTTTTATGGTTCCGCAAATCGAAATCAAGTGGCGTTGACTATTTCTGCAAACAGTTTTAATTATGATGTTTATGCCAACCGTGGACCAACCTATGTTGCAGGTACCACAGATGTCACCGTTACGGTAAACCCCGGTGTCACGGTGGGCAGCACCTCTGTGCCGACCTATGCTATGTTGGTACCTTCTGCTTTCAACCCCGGTGATACGGTTACAATTGTCAACAATGGCGTCATCCAAGCGATGGGCGGTGGGGGTGGCCCCGGCGGTGCCGCTAATGGTAGCGCAGGTAATCCCGGTGCTGGCGGCGGCTCTGCGATTTATGTGAACCGTCCTACTGTAATTACTAATAACGGCGTTGTTGCTGGCGGCGGTGGTGGCGGTGGTGGCGGTAGTGGTTCTGTAGGAACGTACCCTGTCCCTAAAAACCCCGGACCGTGGAGTGTTGGTGGTAGTGGTGGCGGTGGCGGCGCTGGCACTAATGGCGGTGCGGGTGGCTCTGCTGCGGGTGGCGGTGGTGGCGTTACTGCGGCTGGAAATCCCGGTAGTGCTGGAACTTCGCCCGCAGGCGGTGCTGGTGGACCAGCGGGTAGTGCCGGTACCCCGGCTGGACCTCGTCTTGGAGCAGCGGGCGGTGCTGGTGGTGGTCGCGGCGCTGCTGGAGCCGCAGGTAGTCCCGGTAGCGCCCCCGGTGGAGGTGCGGGCGGTGCTGGTAATTATATCGTTGGTAATCCATTTGTAACTTGGCCCGTTACCGGCACTCGTCAGGGCGGCGTAGCTTAATAGGAGTTGATATGAATACGTTATACATGAAAATTCACGCTTTTGAAGAAGCGTCTCACTCGCTTCTTGTGTCTTTTGCGTCAGATACGACGCTTTCTCAAAACCCAGACGACTACCCTAAGTACGCTTATCAGCCCATAAATATGTGGCCTGATATTGACGATCCCACTGAGATTAAAAAAAGAATTGCGGTTGCAGGCGTTTATCACGCTGAACAACAAGAACGCGCAGAAAAGTTTACTGCCGACGCTTCAAAAGTGCAAGCATACAAAGATATGGTTGGGCAAGGGGGTTCGTATCTTGCTACTGATTTAATTCCACCTGCTCCAGACAACTCTGTTGTATCCAATGTTGTTGTGGTGTAATTATGATCCAAAAACCTTATGCTGCCTTTGGCTACGTGCTAATTGAAAACACGTACGCGGACGAGGAAACTTACACTGCCATAATTGGTGACGACATAAAATGCACAACGTTTTGGGTGCAGGGGGTGTTCAAAAATAAACACGTATCCGCGAACCAAGAGTTTAGGGATTTTCTTACGGGCACATTTCTGCGCCCTTCGGATTGTATACCCGGTGTATTTGAGCATCGGTCGGTAGGGGAATCTAAAGTATTTTGTTTTGACCAACGCCTCAACAGCGACCAATACGTAGAGTTAACTCCGTTTGTGCTGGAAGGCGGCACTGAAACTATTTTGCCGAAAGACACAAAGTTATTTTTATGCTCTGGGCACTTGGCAGTGAACGGCAACAACATAGAAAAGCCTACGCAAGTTAGTGTGCGCTCAGGAAATACTTTGGTAACCGCAATCACTGATTGCTACGGGCTAATTTTTCCGTGAAGAATGCAAAGAAACTCAAACTAAACTTAGACGTTGCCAGTTTGAACAGGCCGGGGAAAGTTATTGGCAGGCACGGATATACCGTGGACTTCCCTAAAGAGCGGTTGGTGCGCAAGTTTATGTCGTCTAAACAGATAGCCGCCATAAAACAAGCTTTACCTGAGTCGGTTAGTAGTTTTTTGATGAATGTTAATTATTCAGAAATACGTCTTCTTCGTGCGCATGTACATACAGAAGACCAAGCTGTGCTTAATATTTACCAGCAAACTAACGGGGAGAAGACCACTTTTTGGGATGGCCCAATCGAAATGGATGATGGCGTTACCAAAGATAATGGGAACAGTTATTTTAATGTAAACCACGACAAGCTTACTCCGGCAGAATTTTTTATTGCCCAGCCGGGGGATATATGGCTTTTAAATGTGCAATGCCCACATTCAGTAAGTATGCGGTTTGACGAACGCCCTGAAGAGCAGCACTTCACTCCAATTGATGGGGTTGTTCGTTACGCCATACAAGCGTACTTTAGCGCCCCTTATGCGTTTATTGCGGATGAGTTGGCTAAGGCGGACATGGTGGAGGTGGTGTGAGGTTTGCAGAAAAACTTAGTTTTTGTATCGCCCCTACCGCGTTGAAGAACATTGCGATTACGGAAACCAAGGAATACACAAGGCTGCAAAAGTACGCAAAAAATACTGTAGGAAATAAAGTTGCACTTAAGTCATTACATTTTGAAGCCCCTGAAGTACTTATTCAGCAGTTACCCCAGCACCTTGTATTAGCTGAACGACCAAACGTTTTTTTGCTTGAAGCCCCTGCAACAGAACAAAGTGCGTCGGTAGTTCCGCCACATATTGACTACCGCAGGTCTTGTGGGGTAAATGTGTACCTTGAAGCAGGCGGAGAAGTGACGCAGTTTTATGAATGGGACAGCGCTACAGGTGAAACAACCGTAGTAGAGGAGTTTGAAGCTAAACGCGGGGAGTGTTGGCTGCTAAACACTTCAGTGCCACATGGAGTTTTATTAGTTAAAGGAAAATCAAGAAAGATTCTTACGTTTTCGTTTTCTTCTTTAACTTATGACCAAGTAAAAAACTATGCCAACTACTAGTCTTACCTACCTTAAGAATCTTGTCCCCCCTGAATTTTGTCAGTTCTTCACGCATGTGCTTATGCGTCAAGCAGACTTAAACCCAACAGGCGATGGCCACGTACCGACTGCAAAAAGTTTTTTACATCATGAATATATGTTTGAAACACTGCACGAGCGGTTGTGGTCTGTTGTTGAGCAGGCTGTGGGGGAAGAACTAATACCAACGTATGCGTACGCTCGCCTTTACAGTAATGGTGATGTCCTAGACAAGCATACAGATCGTTCAGCTTGTGAAGTCAGTGTGACTATTCAACTTGGCAGGTCCCATCACTATGCTTGGCCTATTTATATGGGCGGTCAGCGGTTTGACCTTGGTGAAGGGGATGGTGTAATTTATCCGGGGTGTGACGTGGAGCACTGGCGCGACAGATGTGACGGCCCTGAAGGCTATTACACAGGACAAGTATTTTTGCATTTTGTTCGTAAGAACGGCCCGTATGCAGCGGAAGTCGGTGATAACACCATACGCAACACATATTCTTACGGAAAAAATAGAACGCATATGATGGAAAACAAATAATCTATGGTTTATGTGTTTGACAACGTATTGTCAGAACTTGAGCGCACAACGGTGCGGGATTATTTTTTAAATTTTAAAGATTCTACAAAAATTGAATGGGCGGATGGGGCAAGCAGTCAAATTATTTCGTATGGGTCTCCACTATCTAAACTTTTGCAGGTTGTTGAAGTACACGTTGACTTGTCTAAAATGGTTGGTTGTGAGTATTGGTCGCACTTAAACACAAAAACTGGATGGCATAAAGATACTGACGAAACTGTTTTGTATAGGGATGGGGTTGAAAAATTCCCAATATGCAGTTGTGTATATTACCCCGAAGTGGATGTTCAGTTAGGCGGTGATCTGGTGTTTGAAACAATGCGTATCAAACCAATTACAAATCGACTTATTGTGTTCTCCCCAAGCATGTTACACGCAGTAGAGAGCTTTACGGGGGAGAGATTAGCAGTTGCGGTGAATCCTTGGAGTTATAAATTAGAAAGCTATCGATGATTTACCCAATACCACCACGAGCCATACCCGGTAAAGACCACCTTGCTTTTTGGGAGGGTTTTCTCACACCTGAAGACATCAACTTAATCCTTGCGCAGCCTGAGTGGCTAAATTTACAGGACGGGTGTGTTGGCGGTTCTGGTGGGGCAAGTGAAGTAAACGAGCGTATTCGCTCAAGTCAAGTGGCGTGGATTGGGGCGAAGCCTGAGTTGCAACACATATGGGAAAAGTTGGCAGGAGCAGTTGCGGAAGTTAATAGCCGCTTTTTCCATTTCGATCTGACTGGTTTTCATGAGCCTATGCAGCTTGGGCTATACACCGAACAGCAGCAAGGCCACTACGATTGGCATACGGACGCAGCCCCAACGGACAGAACGGTTCCACGAAAGCTATCTTTGTCCATGCTGTTATCTGACCCTTCCGACTTTGAAGGCGGGGAGTTTCAAGTAAAGACTAGTAACGATACCGTGCAGACGTTGGAAACATTAAAAGGTAGGGCGTGGTTCTTCCCGTCGTACACGCTGCATCGCGTAGCGCCTGTCACAAAGGGTGTGCGCCGTTCCTTAGTGTTGTGGATTGGCGGCCCCGCGTTTCGTTGATGGAGTAAGAAATTGACCCGCTAACCCTACTCGCTGCTGCCAACGCTGCTGTCGCGGCTGTTAAAAAAGGATGCCAGTTATACAAGGACATCAAAGGTGCGGCTGGGGAAGTTAAAGATGTACTGGATGATCTGAAGACGCAGTTTGGGAAGATACAAAACCCGACAAACGCGCAGAAGATTCAGTACAACGAGGAAGTACAGCGGGTGCAGGAGATAGGCAAGGCCGACCCGAACGATGTGTTTATCCGGATCGGTAACGATCTTGGTTCATTGATGGATGCGTATGACGAGATTGGCAAGGCATTCTTGGCACAAGAGGCAGAAGCTGCAAAAGTGTACACAGGCAAGGATTCGGTGGGCAAGCGGGCGCTAAACCGCGTCATTATCCGCTCCAGACTAGACGCTATGTTTGCCGAACTGCGTGAGACGATGGTCTACAAAGCTCCGCCTGAACTGGGTGACTTGTGGGGCAAGTACGAGAAGATGTGGAAGCAGATCGTCATTGAGCAGGACGAAGCGCACAAGCGAGAGACGGCAAAGATTCAAATTGAGGCGGCAAAAAACCGCAGGCTTGTAAGGAAAAGGAAGGAAAACGCGGTATGGGTTGGGGTAATCCTTTTGCTCGT